CTATTGGATGACCGCGTTTAACATTCCATGGGAAGCTCAGCATTGGCATCTCAATCGTTTGTTTACGCTTATTCGAGTGTGTAATGTCAAGCAAGAGAAGCCAAAGAAGATGAGTCGTGCAGAGGTGGCTCGTCGTAATCGTGAACTAAATGCTCAGAGAAAGGCACAATTAGGAACTAAAGGATAGAAAGGAACTTAGAGATGGATGAGCTGTTCATAAAGTTTGTGCGTGGATTGCTCATTATCATGGCTCTTTTCGGTGCGGGTATGACTTTGGTAATTATATGGGGTGATCAAGTTATTGGTTTGCGAATGGTCAATGCTTTTTCATCGATGTTCGTAGGTGTACTCGGACTGGGCTCAGGGTATTTGCTTGGTCGTAGTCATGAGCGTAAAGAGAATGGTAAGACTTAGAAAGGAGGCCGCATGACCGCGCTTGAGTGGGATCAAGTGGGTGAACGTCGTTTTGAGACTGGTATCGATCGCGGCGTCCTCTATACGCTTGACGGTGCGGCTGTGCCTTGGAATGGGCTCATCTCGATCTCCGAAAGTAAAGCTCGAGAAGTCAAGTCCTATTACCTGGATGGGATCAAGTATCTAATCTGTCAAGTGCCGAGCGATTATTCGGCCAAGTTGGGGGCATACACTTATCCGGATGAGCTCGATGAGCTACTTGGCGATGCTTCTTATATTCCGGGGGTAGTTCTCCACGATCAAAAGTCTCAACTGTTTCATCTTTCTTATCGAACTCGAGAAGGTACTGATACGGATGGGATCAATGCGGAGTACAAGATTCATATTATCTGGAATGTTATGGCGGTTCCTAGCGATGTGACTTTTAATACTCTCGGCAAGAATACGGCGGCGGAGCTATTTGAGTGGAATCTAACTGGAATACCGTCCCAGATGTTTGGCATTCGACCAACCAGTCATATTTCACTTCATTCTCGGCACATTGATTCTGATGTGTTGGCAGAACTCGAAGCCTTTATTTACGGTACTGAGGAAACCGATCCAAGTCTTCCTGATCTGATCGATTTTCTAGCTTTGGTACCTGAGCCTTGATCAAACTATCTAATCGAGGTTCGTTTCGAAATGTAGAAGCCTTTGGCCAGCGGGTGAAGCAACGGACATATTTGGGACCGATTCTGGCTAAGTATGGCCCGATTGGTGTCGCGGCGCTCAGCGGGGCTACGCCGATAGATAGTGGTCTAGCATCCCAGTCATGGTACTACGAAATTGTTGACAGACCGGGATATTTTGCTATTCACTGGCTTAACTCAGATGTAGAACATGGTTTTCATGTTGCCGTAGCGCTGCAGTACGGACATGCTACTCGTGGTGGGACTTACATAGCGGGGCGGGACTATATCAACCCAGCCATGCGACCCATATTTGATCAGATGGCTAACGACATGTGGAAGGAGGTGACCAAGTAATGCCCAGCATTGACGAACGCGTCGTTTCAATGGCGTTCGAGAACGCGGTCTTTGAACAGCGTGTAGCAACTACCATGGCCTCCCTCGGGAAGCTGAACGATGCGATCGCCAAGACTGGACAGACAAGCGGATTTTCCAACATTGAGAGGGACGCTAACAAGGTCACCCTTAACACCCCCATGACGGCGCTGGACAAGCTCAAGGCAAAATTGTTCGGCGCCGGTACTGGAGCAGCTCAGGGGTTTAGTGAAATCGACCGGGCGGGTAACAAGGTTACTCTCGAAGGTCCCGGCCGGGCAGTTGACAAGCTTCAGGGTAAAATGGGCCAGCTCAGTGCTGGTTCTACCTTCACCGATATTGAGAAGGCGTCGGATCGAGTTACGCTAGGTGGTCTTACCCGGGCGCTGGACAACGTCCAGAACAAGTTTAGTCTTGTTGAAGGTGCAGCTGCAGTTGCATTTGGTAATATTGCCTCTAAGGCAGCGATGAAGGGTGCAACGTTTGCCAAGAGTTTCGGCGTTGGCCCAATTCTGGACGGCTTGCACGAGTACGAAACAAATCTGAAGGCTATTCAGACGGTTCAGGCGAACACTGACCAGCCGCTGACCAAAATTAACAAGTCGTTGACGGAGCTTAATAAGTACTCTGACCAGACGATTTACAATTTTGGTGAGATGGCAAAGAATGTCGGTACGTTTACCGCGGCCGGTGTTGATCTGAAGACTTCTGTTTCGTCTATCAAGGGTATTGCCAACATGGCAGCGCTCTCGGGATCGAGTTCGCAGCAGGCTGCTACAGCTATGTACCAGCTTTCCCAAGCTATTTCTTCGGGTAGAGTGGGCTTGCAGGACTGGAACTCGGTAGTCAATGCGGGTATGGGTGGCAAGAAGCTGCAGAACGCCTTGGCTCAGACCGCTACGGCTATGGGTACGCTGAAGGATGGTACTGTAAAGCTCGAAGGGCCTATGAAGAAGTTGACTATTCACGGTGATTCCTTCCGTGAATCAATTCAGGCTAAGCCTGGACAAAAGCCTTGGCTGACTTCTGAAGTCTTGGTCAATACTTTGGCCACGTTGGACGGCCGATTCTCGAAAGCCGCTCTATCGGCTGAGCTTACCAAAGACGGTCTCAAGAAGTACACCGCGGCTCAGGTCGAAGCCAAGATTTCTTCGAATCGACTTGCTCTTGAACAGAAGAACGGTGTAAAGTATACCGACGCGCAGTTTAAATCATTGATGCATTTGTCTGACTCTGCGTTCAAGTCGGCAACCGAGGTCAAGACCCTCGGTCAGGTTTTCGACATCGCAAAGGAAACCATCGGTTCTGGTTGGTCGGCTTCGTTTCAGAGCATTTTCGGTGATCTCGGTGAAGCCAAAGCAACCTTTACTGCGTTGAGCCAGACAATCAACGGATTTATCAATGCCAACGCACTTGCACGAAATACGGTACTGCATGATTGGAAAGCGCTGGGCGGGCGTACTGACCTCATCGACGGCATCAAGAACGTCTTTCATACCTTGATACGAGTTCTGAGTACCGTCAAGGATGCGTTCCGAGAAATCTTTCCTGCCAAGACGGGGAAGGACCTGGCCAATATGACTTCGGCATTCCTGGGCTTCACCAGGATGCTAACGCCTAGTAAGGAATCCCTCGAGAACCTTAAGCGCACGTTGGCGGGGGTCTTTGCCGTTTTCCATATTGGGTGGACGATCGTCAAAGAGCTCGGCAAGGTTTTCTTCGATTTGCTCGGAATTGTTGGCAAGGGTTCCGGCGGTTTCCTGAATTTCACCGGTGGTATCGGTGATTTTCTGGTCTCAGTTGATAAGGCACTTACCAAGGGTGGGGCTCTTAGAGGCTTCTTTACTGGTCTTGGTGCGGTGTTGCGTGTCCCGATCGAACTTATCAAGAGTGCGGCTAGTGCTATATTTAGCTTGTTTGGCGGATTTGACGGCGCCAAAGCTGACGACGTCAAGAAGGGCGTTGACAACGTACGAGAAGCGATTTCTCCTCTAGAAACGGTTGTTACTAGAGTTAAGCAAGCTTGGAAACAATTCTCAGGTGTTCTGAATGAGTTCAAGAAGATTGTCGATCCATGGTTCGATGAACTTAAAACCCAATTCAGTAATATTGGTACTATTATCAGTGATGCATTCAAGAATCTCGATATGGAAAAGGTGTTGCTTGCTTTCCAAACGGGGCTCTTGGGCGGCATATTTATTACTCTCAAGAACGCACTTGGACTAGGCGGTAAGAAACTCGATCTTTCCGGCGGTGTGTTTGGCCAGATCAAGGAAGTTCTGGGTGGAGTAACTGGTCAGCTGGAAGTCATGCAGAAGAAGGTCCAAGCTGATATTCTGTTCAAGATCGGTGCCGCTATTGCAGTCCTGGCAGCGGGGGTCTTCATCCTGTCTAAGATTGATGCCAAGGACTTGACCAAGGCTATGACGGCTATTGCCGTAGGCTTGGGCGAGATGGCGGGTGCTCTAAAGATTATGTCCACTGGCGGACTTGCTGGCGGCGTCCAAATGGCAGCGATTGCTACAGGCATGATTATTCTATCTGCCGCAATTCTTATTCTCTCGGCTGCGGTGAAGGTATTCTCCACCATGAGCTGGGATGAACTTGAACGAGGCTTGGCCGGTGTCGGTGGTGCTCTGGCAGTTATTGCCGCTGGTGTGAAGCTTATTCCTACCGTGCAACTTATTCCAACCGCAGCGGGTCTTGTTCTAGTTGGCCTAGCTTTGACTCTGATTGCTACGGCAGCGAAGATATTTGCCGAGATGAAGTGGGAAGAGCTGGGTAAAGGTCTGCTCGGTCTTGGCGGTGCTCTCCTTGCCTTGGGCGCAGGTCTGTCGCTCATTGGACCGTCGATTGTACTGGTGGGTCCGGGATTGGTGGCAGCTGCTTTCGGCGTGACTTTACTAGCCGCAGCAGTTGCTACTTTTGGAAATTTGAAACCCGAAAGAATGCTTCAAGGTATTCTGGGGGTAGGGCTGGCAGTAGCCGCTTTGGGCGCAGCGATGCTATTGATTCCGCCTACGATTGGCCTGCAAGCAGCGGGTCTTATTCTGTTGGGTATCGGTTTGACCGCTCTAGGAGCAGCCGTAGGGGTATTCGGGAAGATGAAGGTTGGAACCCTGGTCAAAGGTATCGTAGGAATGGCCGGGGCGATCGTGGTGCTCGGGTTTGCTCTGCTGGCTATGGAAGCTACTCTGCCGGGTTCATTGGCTTTGATGGCAGCTGCGGCTGGCCTCGCGATTCTCGTACCATCCATCGCATTGATGGGGGTTATGCCCTGGGGAACTATTCTCAAGGGTATTGGCGGTTTGGCATTGGCGATGGGCACCATTGCCGTTGTCGGTTTGGTGGCTGCTCCGGCACTGTTGGCGTTGGGTGCCGCTTTGTCAGTGCTGGGTCTTGGCTTGGTTCTGATTGGCACCGCTGTATTCATCGCCGCTAAAGGACTTGCTCTCTTGGGCGAAAATGGAGCCAAAGGTATCGGCGTTTTGGTTTCGGCCATTACCGCCTTTATCGCGTTACTACCGACGCTGATCATCAACTTTGTCAAGGGGTTGGTGGATATTCTCGCAGAGATTGCCAAGGTGGCGCCCAAGGTGGTGCTAGCGCTTGGCGTTATTCTCGACACGGTCATTGCCTTCATCATCGAGCAGGCGCCTAATCTGGCCAAGGCAGTCAATGCATTGATTACGGCAATATTGAATGTCTTGGCTGCCAATGCTGGTCCACTGATTTCCGCCGGTTGGAAACTGATTCAGCAATTGCTGTCTGGAATTTCCAGCAACATTGGATCGGTAGTCACCAAGGTTGGGGAGATCATCACCAAGTTCCTCAATGCACTTGCAACTCAAGTTCCTCGAATTGTTCAGGCTGGTGCCAGGCTCCTGGGCTCGTTCCTGGGCGGCATCGCCACAGCTCTCCCCAGCGTGATCGCTCAGGCAGCCAAGGTCGTCGGTAAATTCATCGAGGGCATCACCAAACAGCTGCCTGGAGTTATTTCCAAGGGGGCTAGGC